TCAGGTGAAGCTTCTTACTCTCTTGGGAGCGATCGTTCTCAAGATCGGCTAGGCCTGAGTAGCTCATCCCGATCAGCTTAGCGAATTCTAACCGCTTGAACTTGCGATGCTCCCGCCACCATCGGATGCGCGGGCCAAGGGTGTCAAATTTTGGCAGTCCTGGGGGTCTAGGCATAACCACATTTTCACGGACTTCCGTAACGATGGGCCGTCGAGTTGACTCTACGGCGGGCCGTAGTACACTCGGACCCATGACCACCTGGGCATCTCGCATCACGGACCTTCGGGCCACTGGGTTGACGCTAGCTGAAATAGGCGAGCGCATCGGACTAACTGCCTCGTCCGTGAGTGACATCGAGTGCAAACGCACTTCGGAGCCCAAGGGCGGGGCGGCACTGAAACTTGTTTCTTTGCATGACTCTCTTTGTTCAAAAGCCTCATCTCGACTCACTACGAGCCGCAAGGCCGGATAGTTCCTTTTCGTTGTCGTCATCTTAGCTCCCGAAAAAAATTTGTCTCGATTCTCATGGGTCAAATGAAATCAAAAGATGTGCGTCAATTGGATCTACCGGTTGTGAAGCCGGCGGACCCCTCGGTAATGCAGGCGCACGTCCACGATGTGATTTCACTTCTTCCAACGATTCGACGCATTCCAACACTTCACAAATCGATTGAGTTCGCGCGGGAATTATCGGGGCTGGAAGACAAAGAGATATACGGCAGATCCGGAATCGACCCGGCCCAGTTTTCAAGAATGAAGTCCGGTTCAGCTTGGTATCCACAAGATGACCGCTGGCTGAAGATTCTGAACACGATGAAGACGGAAATCCCTGTCGCTTGGCAGGTGGAAGCTCTGGGCTATGACTGGTCGTCGTTGCGACGACATCAGTCGGAAACGGAACGAGAGCTAGAAGCAGCCAGGCTGCGTATCCGAGAGCTAGAGCACGATCGCGAAGTCGAGCAGCGGGTGATTGCTCAACTGATCGGTGGCCGCAAATGAGGGGGCTCGTATCCACAAGCTTTGCCATCCGTCTGCTGCTCGATGCTGGAGGCGACAGTAGTAGGAAGTCTCTGGTCGCCGCGGTGAGTGCTCTGTCTACTCCGTATGTAATTCGACCGCAACATAGGTTTAACCACAGGGGGAAACCCCTCGGCCAAAAGCGTTGCGTCGTCAATGAAACTGACGTAGTCGATTCGGCCGTTTCTTCGTTGTGTATTGCACAGTCAGTGCACTCGCCCTTTCTTTCCTCGCTCCCCCATTCGGCCGCGCTTCGGTGCGGCCATTTTTTTGAGGTGAGGTCATGAGCAACTGCCGCGACACGCAAAACGATCGGCTGTTGGAGTACTTGAAGAAGCACAAGTACATCACGCGCGCGCCAGCATTTACTGAACTCGGCATTGCCAACCTGTGGGCGAGGGCAGCCGAGCTTCGTGAGCGAGGCCATCGCATCGACGGTGTGTGGACGAGGACGAGAGCCGGCGCCCGAGTCATGCAGTACTGGCTGGTAGAAGGAAAACGGAAGGCAGCGTGATCAATCCGGAAGCACACGGCTACGACGCCGAGCTCGAGCGCCGCATCGACTTCGAAGCGGGGTTACTTGCGATCGCTCTGACACCAGCTGAGCAGACTTCGGCGTGGGAAGAGCTGAAGCGGCTCGTTGCTCAGCGCTCACCGGAGCGTATCGAGCAGATGGAACGCGAGAGGGGGCTGCGTTGAGAGAGTACGGCCGCATTCACTGCGCGTTCTGGACCAGTACCGATATTCAGTCGATGTCTGAAGATGGCCGCTGGCTGGCTATGTACCTGTTATCCAGTCCGCACACCACGATCATTGGCGCCTTTCGCCTTCCTGATGGTTATATCTGCGAGGACATGAAATGGACTCCGGAAAGGGTTTCGAAAGGGTTCAATGAACTGTTGTCGAAGGGTTTTGCTAACCGTTGCGGAACCACGAAATGGGTGTGGATTCGCAAGTTTTTGGAATGGAATTCGCCGGAGAACCCGAATCAGTGGAAGGCGGCGCGCAAAGTCGCTGCTCAGATACCTGACGGGTGCTCGTGGAAGGCTGAATTTGAAGGGTATTTCGTAGCTTTGACCGATGATCCATCCCTAGGTAATTCGAACCCTTCCGAAACGGTTTCGAAAGAGTTTCGAAATCAGGAACAGGAACAGGAACAGGAACAGGAACAGAAGAAGAAACAGAACGGGCATTCGTCGGCGGTGCCGACCGATGTGACGCAGGTGTTCGAACACTGGAAGGTCGAGCATAACCATCCCAAATCGAAGCTCGACACCAAACGAGCCAAGCTCATTCGCGTAGCTCTGCAGTCGTACAGCGCCGAACAGCTTTGCCAATCGATCAGCGGGTACAAGCACTCACCCCACCACATGGGGAAAAACGACCGGAACACGGTGTACGACGACATCGAGATTTTCCTCCGCGATGCTAAGCACATCGATGCTGGGCTCAAGTTCGCGGAGAAGGGGAGCGAGCAGAAATGGATGTAAACGAACTCGTCGCCCGACTGGAGAAGGCCAAGCGAACCTCGCGTGATTCGTGGATTGCGTGCTGTCCGGCGCACAAAGACCGCACGCCGAGCCTCACGGTTCGCGGTCTGGACGACGGCCGCATTCTGGTTCACTGCTTCGCCGGGTGTGGTGCTGCAGACGTGATGGCGGCGATAGGGCTGGAGACTGCCGATCTGTTCCCCGCGCCAATCGCGGATCACTTGCCGGCGGTGCGCCAGCCGTTCAGTGCAGCGGACGTACTGCGAGCTCTGCGGCGTGAGGCCGCAGTGGTGGCGATCGCATCGGCGGATGCGGTCGAGGGGAAGGCTGTGGACCGTGAGCGGCTGTTCCTGGCCAGCGAGCGCATCGCTGACGCCTGCGAGTACATCCATGTCAACGCATAGCCCCACCGAAGCTTCGATCGCAAAGCTGGACGCATCCAGGGCACGTCGCCTCGGGTCGATGCTGGTGACCGACATCGGCGATTTCCATGAGCCTCGGCAAGTGCTGTTCGATCTCGCGAAAGCCGATGCTCGCGCGCTGCTCGAAACGTTCACGAAATCTCGTGAGCGCTATGTGACATCGCCGTTCGATCCGACAGGGCAGAAGCTGAAGATCTATCGCAAGGGCTACACCATCTGGTCGGGATACCCAGGAGCGGGCAAGACAACAGCCTTGCGGCAGTTGATCAATCACCTGCTGTTCACCAGGGAGCACGTGTTCGTCGCGTCGCTTGAGGAGCATCCGGTCGACGTGATCGTGCAACTGGCCGGTGTTTGCTTCGGTCGCGAGCTGCCGACGGTGCATCAGTTGCAGTGGTTCCTGGACTACTACGCCGAGCGGTTAAAGATCTGGGGTGTGACGGGTGTCGCGAGCCACAAGGAACTGCTCGGAACGATCCAAGCCCTTGCCGCGAAGGGACAGTGCACGCAGGCGTTCATCGATTCGCTGATGTGCATGGACATCAACAGCCAGGACTTCGAGATGCACCGGCGGTTCGCGAATCTCATGGCAGCAGTGGCGATCGAGTCAGACATCCATCTGCACCTGGTCGCGCATCCGCGTAAGGCCGTGAGCGTCGAGCAGGAGCCCGACTTGAACGATGTGGCCGGCGGTGCCGATTACGCGCGACTCGCTCACAATGTTGGCTTCTTCCGACGTGGCGCCAATCTCGCGCATGGAAACCACCTGTCGCCGATGAAGCTGGCGCTACGTAAGCAGCGTTACAGCCCGGCGTATCACGGCGACATCGACGGTTGGTTCAATCGACAGATCCGCCAATTCAAGTTGGATCAGTTCGATCAATTGCCAACTCAATATCTGCCGCGCGAGGCATACCAGCATGAGCAGTAAGCCCCGGTGGCGCTGGGACTGGCGATGCTCGTGGTGGTATCGGAGCACTGATGAGTTTTTCCAGTTTTGGAGCAGATCGAGCCAAAGAGTCGTCAGTGCGTATCGCACGGGGTCACATGAGTAGCCGCGTCAGCCATTACAAGGGGCTTATATCGAATCGAAACAGGCGTCTGAAGTACGGAGGCTGTGAGTACGTTGACGTGTATCGCGGTGGAAACAAGGCCCGTTTGCTGACGCCGGCCGAGGTTGACGAGTTCCGTGCGCACATTCAGCGGCTCCTTGATCCATCGTTGCGAACACAGCCGCTGATGCGCCGGAGCATCGTATGAGCGAGCAGGGCACGACAAAGAAGCAGGTCTGGTACGAGGAATATAAAACCTGTTCGTGCTCGTTCATTGCACGCGATAAGACGGACCTTCCAGGCCATTGCCCGCGGCACCAGACTCCGAAGCGGCGACGTATTCGCATCCCTGATCAGAACTACAAGCCGGAGGACATGGGCTATGCAGGGTGAGCAAGTGCCGTCGAAGGAT